TATACTATCAAGTCCTCTGGTTATCATTCTTATTTTGCAATGTTGACTTCTGGATTATCTAATGATACTGAACTTAATGTCGAAGATGGTGCTACCAAAGCAAAGATTAAATCAGCATTTATTAAGAATCTTAAAGCGAAAGCACTAAATAAAAAAGTTCTTAGTCAGTTTATGGACCTGGTCTGTTGACCAATCTTTAAACTGTCCACTCTGCCCCTGACTCTGCCCCCACTCTGCCCTATAATAACTTCAGTTGAAACAAACAACCCACCGAACATGGCATTGTCTACTGAATACGTCGTCTCTTCTCTTTCAAATCTTTACGGTGAAACTGTTACCACTGGAGATGTTCGTGCCTGGTGTGCGATGAACAATACCACTTATCAGACCGTTAGTAAGAAACTTGAGTCATACAAGGCAGGTCGTGGTAAATGGAATTTGACTCAAAAGGAGCAACTGGAGAAAACATTCACTTCCCCTGCAGCGATGCCCGCTGTTAAAGAAAACCTTATTCCCGAAAAAGATGATACCTTCGTCAGCTTTGGTAACTTCACTGATATTAAGAAAATTATTAAGTCCCGTCTATTCTACCCAACGTTCATTACGGGTCTTTCTGGTAATGGTAAAACGTTCTGTGTTGAGCAAGTTTGTGCGGCGTTGGGTCGTGAACTGATTCGTGTCAACATCACTATTGAAACTGATGAAGACGATCTTATTGGTGGTTTTCGTCTTATTAATGGCGAAACTGTTTGGCACAACGGTCCTGTCATTGAAGCACTTGAGCGGGGAGCTGTGCTGCTTCTAGATGAAGTTGATCTCGCATCTAATAAGATTCTGTGTCTGCAATCCATCTTGGAAGGAAAGGGCGTATTCCTGAAGAAGATTGGTCGATTTGTTAAACCTGCTGATGGTTTCAATATTATTGCTACTGCTAATACTAAAGGTAAAGGTTCTGATGATGGACGTTTCATCGGCACTAATGTTTTGAATGAAGCATTCCTTGAGCGTTTCTGCCTTACCTTTGAGCAGTCCTATCCTACTCCTGCAACTGAACAAAAGATTCTTGAGGGTATTGCTCTTGATCTCGGTGTAGAAGATCATGCTTTTTGTAAGCATCTGGTAGATTGGGCAGATATTATTCGCAAGACATTTTATGATGGTGGTATCGAAGAGGTAATTAGCACTCGTCGCTTGGTTCATATCATTCGTGCATACAGCATTTTTGATGATAAAATCAAAGCGATGCAGGTTTGTATCAATCGCTTTGACGACGAAACCAAAGCATCTTTTCTGGAACTGTATGATAAGGTTGATTCTGACTTTAAACTTGACGTTGATGGTTTGAATTGATATAATATGGTGAACACTTGGTCCCTTCTATTTGATGAGTTAAAAATGAATGAAAATTTTGAAGATCGCTATGAAGACAGCATTAAATCCAAATATTGGTACGATTACGATCGTAATGACCCAGATCGTGATGACCCTTTTGTGGATGACGGAGTTAGCATGACAGGAAACCCAGCACCAGAATCACAGGATACAATTGTTTTTAGTTCTGATATCCATGCTGCAGAACCAGTTCCTATGGGTAGTATTTTTGGTTCCATAGGTGAAGATACACTTTCATTTGATCTTAATATCAATAATAAAGATCCTAATAGATTTAAGTACAATGAAGATGCAATTCTTAAAGAACTAACAGATTATATTTCTAGCACATATCGTCAGCATTATTCTTCTGGTGATGAAAAAATTCAGACGCTTGATCTGATTGAAGCTTGTGGTGATGGCGAGGCATTTTGCCGATCCAACATTCTTAAGTATGCTTCACGTTACGATAAGAAAGGAACTTCCCGTCGTGACATTTTGAAGATTATGCATTATGCTGTTCTTCTGATGCATTTCAATGACAAGAATGCAAAACGTGAAACTTACCCTCAATGAATATGAAATTGTCTGAGTCTACCATCAATCTGCTTAAAAACTTTTCTTCCATCAACCAGTCTATCCTTTTTAAGGAGGGTAACAAACTGCGTTCCATTAGTGTGATGAAGAACATCTTGGCAGAAGCAACGATTGCCGAAGAGTTTCCTAAAGACTTTGGCATCTATGACTTGAACCAGTTTCTGAATGGTCTGTCACTGCATAATAGTCCTGAACTTGATTTCGAAAACAATCAGTTTGTTGTAATCAAAGAAGGTAAAATGCGTTCTAAGTATTTCTTTGCTGATGCTTCTGTGATTGTTTCTCCGCCTGAGAAGGAAATCACACTGCCTACTGAAGACGTTTGTTTTCAACTGACAGGTCAACAACTGGAAAAACTGAAGAAAGCAGCGTCTGTTTATCAATTACCTGATATTTCTGCTATTGGTGAAAACGGTGTAATTAAGTTGGTTGCCCGTGATAAGAAGAACGATACTTCTAATGATTTCTCCATCACTGTTGGTGAAACCGATGATGAATTTGTTTTCAACTTCAAAGAAGAAAATCTGAAGATTGTTCCTGGCACCTATGATGTAATTGTATCATCTAAATTTCTGTCTAAATTTACTAACCAGAACATTGATGTCTCCTACTATATTGCTTTGGAACCTGACTCTACTTTCGGATGAGACATATCCTTTTTACCCTAAGGGGTTGTCCTTATGGTTTGCTAGATGATGAAGCACACATTCGCAATGTTCTTGCTAATGCTGCTACACTTTCAGAAAGCACACTTCTTGGTATTCAATCACATAAGTTTCAACCCCAAGGTGTAACTGCTATTGCATTGCTTGCTGAATCGCATATTTCGATTCACACATGGCCTGAAAAAGGAATGGCGGTATGTGACGTGTTTACTTGTGGTGAACACACAAATTCAAGATCAGGTGCAACATACATGTATGAAGCAATGGGTGCTACTGATATTGTTTCTGAAATTTTTAAAAGACCCTTGGAATAAATTATGAGTCGTAATGAATTTATTTGGGTTGAAAAGTATCGACCCAAAACTATTGAAGATTGTATTTTACCAACAAATATCAAGAAAACTTTCCAGGATTTCCTAGATAAAGGTGAAGTACCAAACTTATTGCTTTCCGGTCCTCCTGGATGTGGAAAGACTACAGTTGCTAAGGCACTTTGTGAAGAACTTGGAGCAGACTATTATGTCATCAACGGATCCGATGAAGGACGATTTCTCGATACTGTCAGAAACAACGCGAAGAATTTCGCTTCGACCGTATCGCTTTCGTCAACTGCAAAACACAAAGTCATCATCATTGATGAGGCAGATAACACGACTCCAGATGTTCAACTCTGCCTACGGGCGTTTACTGAGGAGTTTATTGGCAACTGCCGATTCGTCTTTACCTGTAACTACAGAAACAAGATCATCCAACCTCTTCACTCCCGATGTGCAGTCATTGACTTCACCCTTAAAGGAAAACAAAAAACAGAACTTGCAGGTAAGTTCTTTAAACGACTCCAAGACATCCTCAATTTGGAGAAGGTTGATTACGAAGGCAAAGTCCTTGCTGAACTGATCAATAAACACTTTCCAGACTGGCGTCGTGTTCTGAATGAACTTCAACGCTATTCAGTTAGTGGTAAAATTGATTCTGGTATCCTTGCTGCTTTCAGTAATGTTAAAACCGATGACCTTTTTAGATCGCTTAAGGAAAAAGATTTCCCTGCCACACGGAAGTGGGTTGTTGATAATTTGGACAATGATCCTGCTGTACTTCTGCGTAGTGTTTACGATGCTCTTTACACACACTTGGCAGGTCCTGGGATTGCTGCTGCTGTCCTTATCATTGCTAAGTATCAGTACCAGAGTTCGTTCGTTGCTGATCAGGAGATAAATATGCTTGCTTGTTTAACCGAAATTATGGTGGAGTGTGAATTCAAATGAACGTTAAAGTATTACGCATGAACACAGGTGAAGAAATTATCTTCACCCTTATCAATGAAGATGAAACGACAATGGAGGTTGAACATCCTCTTGTTGCCCTTCCTAATGCACAGGGTCAGGTTGGTTTTGCACCCTGGTCAACCCTTGCGAAAGAAGATGAAACTATCAAGATTTCTAAGGAATACATTGTATATGTGATTGATGCACGGGAAGAAATTGTAGAAAACTACGAAAAGGTCTTCTCGCCTATTGAAACACCTAGTAAGAAACTAATCCTATGAAAAAACTATTTCTAATTGTTGCTGGTAGTATTTTATTTGCTACTCCAGCTATGTCACATCCTAGAAATCCAAGAACTACTTGGACATATTCTTATCCCGAAAAAGATGTAATGGTTAGACGGGATTATAAGAAATGTAAGAAGATTAAGTATATTACCAGATATGATAAGTATGGTTGGTATACTGAACGCAAAGTTCTTCCACTGAAGTCCTGTTGGAAGAATGTTCATCGTCAAGGATCAAAAGTTGAATATAATTTTTGGATTAATTGATGTTAAATCCTTTGAAGACACCACTCCGCTACCCCGGTGGCAAAAGTCGTGCCTGTAAAAAAATTGATCCATATATTCCTGATCTTTCATCATATGATGAATATCGTGAACCTTTTCTTGGTGGTGGGTCTGTTGCTATTCATTTGACCAAGAAGAACCCATCACTGGAGATATGGGTCAATGATGCCTATGAACCATTGGTAAACTTTTGGCAACAGATACAAACTAATGCATACAACATTCAATATAAGTTAGTAGAACTTAAATCAAGATATCCTGATCAAGAATCTGCTAGGGGTATATTTTTGTCCTCAAAGGAATATCTTGCTGATGAAAGTAATGATGATCCGATGTGGAGGGCAATCAGTTTTTATGTCGTAAATAAGTGTTCTTTTTCTGGTCTTACTGAAAGTTCATCTTTTTCTAAGATGGCATCAGATAGTAACTTTTCTATGAAAGGTATTAAGAAGTTAGAAGCATATGGGCAAATAATTAGGAACTGGAATATAACTAATTACAGTTATGAAAAACTTCTAGATGGAAATAGGTCTGCATTTGTATACCTTGATCCTCCTTATGATATTAGGGATAATTTATATGGTCGTAAAGGATCAATGCATAAAGGATTTGATCATGATAAGTTTGCTAGGGACTGTGATAGTGCAGGAATGGACTGCCTGGTTAGCTATAACTCCGATCAATTAGTTAAAGATAGATTTGCTGGTTGGAAGACAGGAGAATTTGATCTAACATATACCATGCGATCAGTTGGTGAATACATGCGGGAACAAAAAGAACGAAAGGAACTGCTGCTTTTTAATTATGGAACTGAAGGATTGGTTGAATAGTATTAATTTTACAAAGGAAGATCATACAGAAAATATTTCTGAGTATCCCCCTTTTATTGTCAATCGTTGTTTGTCTGGTCATTTGGACTGCATCATGTTTGCAAATGAAATGAACAAGTATCATTTCTTAGACAAAGATATGCAGTATAAATTTTATATAAATATTCTGAGAAAAAGGAAAAGATTCTCTCCTTGGATCCGTAAGGATAAAGTCACCGACCTTGATTGTGTTAAACAATACTATGGTTACAGCAATGAGAAAGCATCTCAGGCACTGAAGATTTTATCAAATGAACAGATCGACTTTATTAAACAACGACTTGACACTGGTGGCACAAAATGACACAAACAACTGAACCTCAGGTTAATTGGTCTCAAGATAAAATGATTGAGGTCAGACTGAATGCTCCCGACGACTTTCTTAAGGTTCGTGAAACTCTTACTCGTATTGGTGTTGCTTCTCGTAAGGAAAAGAAGTTGTATCAATCGTGTCATATTCTTCATAAGCAAGGTAAGTATTACATCGTTCACTTCAAAGAGCTGTTTGCACTTGATGGAAAGTATGCAAACCTGACTGTGAATGATGTTCAGCGTCGTAATCGTATTACTAGATTGCTTGCTGACTGGGGACTGATTTCTGTGGTTATAGAAGATAGCATTATGGATATTGCACCGCTGAATCAGATTAAAGTTCTTCCTTATAAAGAAAAGGGCAATTGGGTGCTGGAACAAAAGTATAATATTGGTAAGAAAGGTAAAGGTGAAGAGAAGGAATAAATAATCCTGCGATCTTTCGTGCGGTCGCTTCAAAAGTCGGAAACCCCTATAAGGCGGTGTGGTTGGTACTACATCGTCTTTTTTCGTATCTGTTATAATTAGTATGTACGCCGAAAGGGTACACACAATCTAATCTCGCTTATCAAGGAG